GCATGGGTAGTCATCTGCTTTGACAATGATTCCCCAGGGGAGAAGGCAGCGCAGCAGGCACTGGAGCTATTGCCAGCAGGCAAGGTCGCTATCTGTCGCATCCCTGATCCATACAAGGATGCCAACGACATGCTCGTTGATGGTAAAGGTGCAGAGTTAAAGGATCTCTTATGGAAGGCAGTCCCGAGCAGACCAGACAGTATAAAATGTGCATCAGATTTATGGGATCTATTCATTGAGCCAAACACTAAGGCAATTACACATCTGCCTTGGCCCTTGCTTAATGAAAAGTGTCGAGGCTTCCGCCCTTCAGAGATGTGGTGTATAGCAGCAGGTTCAGGGACTGGGAAGAGTACGGTGTGTAGAGAGTTAGCGTATCACTTCCTATCACAAGGATTGAGAGTAGGGTATATAGCTTTGGAAGAGAGTTTAAAGCGTACTCTTCAAGGGCTGGTCGGGGTTGCTTTATCCACTCCATTGCACTTAGATGAGGGTGTCGAGATCCCCATCCTCAAATCGGCTTATGATTCCTTGTTTGGATCAGGCCGATTTTTTCTTTACGACAACTTTGGCAGTTGTAATCCCGACACCCTTATAGAAAAGATTACATACCTGGCAACTGTCGAAGAAGTTGATGTTGTAATACTTGATCATCTGACCATAGTTGTAAGTGGACTCGACCTAGATGAGAGAAAAGCACTGGATGTTACGTGTACCAAGCTGAGACAGTGCGTTGAATCTACTGGTATAGGTTTAATAATTGTGTCGCACCTCCGTAGACCTGAAGGTAAGGGACACGAAGAGGGAGTGAAGGTATCACTCAATCATTTGAGAGGTAGCCATAGCATTGCCCAACTAAGTGACATGGTGATTAGCTGCTCCAGAAACCAGCAAGGTGATGCTGGTGAACGTAGCCAGTTGCAGCTAGGCGTTTTAAAGAACCGCTTTAGTGGCTCAACAGGGGATGCCGACACCCTGCTCTATGACGAGAAGACTGGTCGCCTAGTACAACAAACAAACTTCTTCCAATGACTCTACTAATAGATGCTGACATGCTTGTTTACTCTGCTTGCTGTGCAGCAGAACAAGACTTCAAGTTCAATGAGTACCAGCATGTACTCGTATCAGATGAACGTGATGCGTTGGACTATGTAGCTATGAAGCTAGAAGAATATCAGTCCATCACTGGTGATAGAGGCAAGATCATCATGTGTTTCTCTGACTATCCCACCTTTAGGCATGAAGTATATAGCCAGTACAAAGCTAATCGAATAGGCAAGCGTAAGCCCTTGGCATTTAAAGATGTAGCTGAAGCAGTGAGAAGGTATCACGATGTCGCTACCTATCCCAACCTTGAAGCTGATGATGTGATGGGCATACTTGCAACTGAAGAGCAACACCCTACCCGTGTCATAGTTTCAGCCGACAAAGATATGAAGACCATACCCTGCATTCTTCTGAGGAATGGAGATCTTGAAACCATTTCTGAAAAGAGGGCAGATAGAAATTGGATGGCTTCTGTATTAGT